TGTGCTAAACTTTGTTGCTTTTGTACTTCTGCTTGTGCCGCAACTTGTTGTGCTTGTGCATTTGCTTGTGCTTGAGCCTGCATGTTTTCTTGTTGTATCTTTTGATCTCTTTGTATTTTCTTTCTTCTTTTTATTTTTAATAACTGATTAGCTAATTTAACATTTTTAATCTCTCTAAGATCAATAGCGTCTTCTAACTCTATACTACCTTGTGATAAAGCGCCTTGAATATTGTTTTCAAGTATAGCTTTCTCTTCATCGTCTGGTGCTAGTTCTATAAATATACCGAAATCATACAAATGTAAGTATGACATTTCATGTAGAGTAGCTACGTTGTGTGTACCTATTTTTTGTATAAAAGCTTGTTTTGTTGGAGAGTATTCTATAATATCAGATATTCTAAGTGACAAGGCTTCAGCTATTTCTTGTGTTATAAATAAACCTCCTTTTAATATATGTCTTGTAGCAGTGTTTGAATTAGCTGCAGCTAGTTTTTGTACACCAACTAAAGTTCTTTCATCTGGCATACTACCGTCTCTAGCTTCGTTTAACCCAGTTACATCTCTTATCATTTGTAAGTAGTAGTTATAGTTACCTATAAGTGATTGTAATTTAGCACCACCAGAGCTAGATTGTATTTCTTGTATAGGTATTTTACCTGGATTCATATCACCTTCGCTTGTGAATGATCTACCTATAACACTACCAGTTTGGAAAAACATGTTTAAAGCTTCTTGTGGGTTGTAATTTGTACCATTACCTAAATCAACTTCTGCTAAACCATCAGCATCTAAATAAACACCATCAGGTATCATACGTGACAATACTTGTTGAAGTTTTAAATGTGTCAACTGTATCATATCAGCAAAACCAGTTATTCTACTAACTAACGACTCTATACGTCCTTCATACATACGTGGGGCACATATAGCGTAATTCATTTTTACTTTAGTATAATCACTTTTAGGTCGCATCATATTTTTACACATGCCCCAATTTAAAAGTTTGTTAGTGCCTAAAACTAAAGCGCCTTCATATAAAACTTCTACTTTTCTAGCTTCCATTGAAAAGTTGTCATTTTTACCAGGATTAAAGCTGTCATCTTTTTTTATAGCTTTATCTGCGCCACTAGACAACTGTTTCATTTTCCAAACCTCGTTCATGTAGGTTTTGTAGTTAAAATACAATATCTTAACTTTATTATTGTCGTCTCTATCGTATTCTCTATATTTTCTTTCGTTATATCTACCGTAACTTTGATTGTTGTACTCTGTTATTTCTTTTAAGTCTTTTTCTTCTAAATGTGCAAATTGTTTTACTAATTCATTTACAGGTATTTCTTTTACCTCGCCAACGTAGTAAATATCTTCAAAATAAGGTGAGTCAGTATGAGAATATACTAAATTTTCTGGATCAACATACTCTATAGTAACTCCTTGTGATGTATTAAAACTTGTTTTAACAGCACCAATACCACAAACAGTAATGTCATAATAAAATCTTTTCATTGTAAGATCATATCTATTACCTTCCATTAAAGTACGTATTGCTTGCTCTTCAGCTATTTCAACAGCTTGCTTGTAATTTAACTGCATGTGAAGATCTAACTCTTCTTGAGAGTCTGGTAGTAAATCTGGACTTTTGTTAAACAAGTCCATACCAAACTTATCTTTAACAAACATTTTTAAATCTCTAGTACGCATGTCTGTCATAACTTTGTTCATATACTCAGTTCTCTTACTAACACCAAAAGGATCTTGAGAATAAGCTTTAACATCGTAAACTCTTTCTGATATTCCATTAACTACAATATCTACAAACTTAGATATTATTGGGACCGGTTTCCAGTCTAAGTTTAAATAACTTAAATCACCGTTTATAGATAATTCATTTTTGTATTTTTCAATAGGCTGTTCTCCTCTAGCGTAGAGTCTTAGGTTTCTAAAGTTATTTCTATTGTAAATATACCTATTAGAATAGTTATCTTTGTCAAACCACTCTCCTTCTATAGCTTTAGCTACTTTGAGCCCGTACTCATAGCTTAACTTTTCTGCATCACTAACTACTTGATTTGGAAATTGCCTCATATTAGTTTTTTATTATTCTTGAAACACCACCAGTATTATTATACTTAGCTATGCTTACATTTAATTTAGGTTTTTCTATTTTAGCATTTGGTCTATATAAATTTCTATTACAAGCCATAATTGCCAAACCGCTACTTATAGTAGCGTCAAATTTTGTTCTTTTATTTATATCAAATCTAGCCCAATCATTTAAAGTTTCATTAAAGTATATATTACCATAATTACCATTTTCTAAATGACCAACATGCTGCTGTATATACATTTCAACAGCGGCCGCATGGGCTTGTTTTATATCTTCACTTGAGTTAGGTATACCACCTATTTCCTTCTCTGTTACAGATAATTTATTCCAAAGCTTGTCTGGTCTATTCATACTGTAACCTCTATAACCTCTTCTTCTTAAATGGTATAATAACCTTGGTTTGTTGTTTTCTGCTAGTATCGGCATGCCATAAAATATTAGTGACATTAAAACATCTTCAAAAAATATTTCAGCTGTCTGCGGCCTAGCTATATATTCTAAAAACATATGATTAGGTGGGCAGTCTTCCATACTAAACTTAGTTAATCCATGTAAAGATCCATTTGATCCCTTACCATCAACTGTTCCTGATATATCGTAACTATCACAACCAAACGCGCCCATGTGTTCGTTAGCAGGGTATTTAATACCGTTTTTAAGTATTACTCTATTTTGTAAATGCGTGGGTGGAAACCAACTAACTTTAAACCTACCTTTTGGGTCTGGATAAAACATGACTTGCGTGTCCTTTACTCCATTTACCCATTGAAAATTACCAACGTTAATATTTCCTTGAGCACCTATACCGTCATTATAATCTATTTGTTCGTATATTTTTACTAAGTTAAATATACTATTTTTAGCCTCGTCTCTAAACGCGTGTTCTTCTGTACGTGGAAACTGTCTATAAAACTCATTTAAACTGTCTTGATCATTTTTTAAACCCTCAGCCTCATTGTTCCAATGGTCTATAATACCATAATCTATTAGTTCACCATCTGGTCCGAGCACATCATTATCTGGGTTATTAAAAACTGGATTTCCGTATTCATCAATAAAGCCTTCGTAGTTCCATTCCATTGGGATAAAGAGAGAATATAAACCAGACTTTGTTTGTCCATTTCTATTACGTTTAGTGACATTTGAGTCATAGTATAGTTTTTTAAAGTTATTACCTCCTTTATCTAGTGCATTACTGGTACTACCCATCATACACTTACCAACTACTTTAGCACCTAATCGTAAACATGTTTTTGTTACTCTCCAGTTGTTTAATATATTATCAGGCCTTTCCCATTTACCACTTTCATCGTGTACTAGTAAATTAAGCTTTTCTCCATCATAACTATTGTCACCTGTGTTTTTCCAATCAATAGTAGTATCAAGTCCAACCAGGTCTTCCTGCTTTTCGTTAGCAGTAATCTTTTTACGCGTGAACTTACTAGCAGGTACACGATAAGCAAGTTCAGACTTAGGCCTATCCATACCGTCTTGTATCGGTTTAAAAAAGAAAGGATAATTGACTGATATTGGAACAACTTTGTCTGTAAACATTTTTTTAGCATCTGCACCTGATTTTGATAATATACCATATCTACTATCACTTGATATTGTAGCTAAATTAACTGTTTCTGCTGATGACATGAAACTAAAGCCACTACGTCTATTTTTAAGGTAACACATACCATAACATCTTTTATCAGCTTTGCAAGCTTCCCAAAATATATAAAACAAACGATTTGCTTCTCTAAAGTCAGGTGCACCTACATCTATTTTACTCCATTGTAAGTACATATAGTGACTACCCGTTATATAAGTTGGTTTACCATTGTTAATAAACCAAAAGCCTTCTTCACGACGTTTAAACTCTTCGTTTATATAATCGTACCACTTATCTTTTTGCTCTTCAGGATAAGCTCTCCAATCAAATATATTTTTAATTCTACTAAGTTCTTTTGGATATTCTTGTTTAAACCACTTATTAGTTGAGTGTTTGTATATTTGTTTTGGAGGTTTGGGTAATGCTATAGTTAAATTTTGTATCTCTATTATTTCTCCTATTACACCATTGTGAGATAATACAATTAAATCAA